ATTTCTGATGAATACGATGCGAAACTTGCTGCTGTGCGTAATTATTACAAATCTACAAGCGTGTGGAACACAAATGGTGGCAGTAAAACAAGCGGACTTTCCACAACCCCCAACGCAGTTGATGTTGCTACCGCCTACAACTTACTTGCTAGACAATGCGCTGAAACCACAGTTCAAACAATAGCCTTGCAAGATTGGATTAGGGAACAGGCTGGAATTAAATGAATGATTTTAAAGAGTGTTTAGATTTAGTATTAAAGTCTGAAGGTGGTTGGGTAAACAATCTTGCAGACCCAGGTGGGGAAACAAATTTAGGAGTTACTAAGCGTGTTTGGGAAGAATATGTAGGTCATCCTGTAAAGACCATGAAAGACCTTACCAAAGACGATGTAGCACCTATGTACGAATTAAAATATTGGAGGCCTTGTTATGGAGAAGTACTACCTAGGGGACTCAATTTTTTGTGCTTCAGTTTCGGAATTAACGCAGGATGCGGTCGCTCAGTTAAACTTCTTCAACAATCTCTTGGACTTATTTCTGATGGAATCATTGGGCCAAGGGTCATCCAAAAACTTCGAGAATCTAATATTTCAAATGTTATCAAGGGCTTCTCTGAGTTACGGAGAGAATATTATCGTTCACTAAAATCATTTCCTATATTTGGAAAAGGATGGATTGCAAGAACAGATAAAGAAGAACAAATTGCTTTGCAAATGGTTAAAAATGCCTAGCAAATTTACCATGATATTTGTTCCTAGCTTCTTGTGCTACAAGGTCAGCTAATTCAATATCAGCAAAATAACCAATGTGAATGTCTTTTTTATTTACTCTTATATTTACAAACCACTTTTTTTTTCTAGCGTTCCATCTAACATTTTTATATCCAGAAGTGTTATTTGTTGGAATTTTTTGATTTTGACAATTTTGACTTTGTGTGGCTTCACGCAAATTTTCTATGCGGTTATTTAATCTATTGCCATCAATGTGGTCAACAATTTCTGGTAAATATCCGTGGTGCATCATAAAAATTAAACGATGTGCTAAATAAGGTTTTTTATTTAAACCTATTCTTCTATACTTATCGTGTTTAATTGTCCCAGCAATAGTTCCTTTGGGCGATTTAGAACTTAAAGAAAATTTCCAATAAAGTTCGCCATTTTTGTAATCAAAAAGAAAATTTAAGATTTCTTTGGTAATATCTTGGTCAGCCATAGCAATACTCCTATATTGTGCTGGTTAGAGAAGCCCATTCAGCGTCAACTGTTTGGGCTTTTTGCTATTGTATCAGAAACGGCTAAACCAAGCCCAAAAGCCTTCTTTCGGTCTAGTTATAGCAGTAGCATACTCAGCATCATTAAATGCCTCTGAGAGCGTTCTAGGGGTTTTACGGCAACTGCGGATTACAAAGTCTGAATAGTTCATTCTTGTGCTTTTCTTAGTATTGCTCTAGCAAAATCTATTTGGTAGTGATGCCAATTCTTGTAGTCTTTAAACACACCATCTGCTACCTTTCGTATTTCCTCATCTGTTAGTGTCTTTGCTGGTGGCAATCCCGAAAACAATGGGTAGCCGTCAATCAATGGTTCACCTGTTTCGGGGTCGTATTTAGGGTTTGCTGGATGGGTATAAAGTGGAATAGGCTCTTTTGTTCCTTGATATTTAAAAACAAAATCACTACTAAAGACTGTGCATCCCTCACCTTCAGGGTAAAAATGCGCTACTGGTTCATTATTCATTGGTTTATCCAAAACATAATTAGGTTTGCCACCACAATAAGTTTTAACAGATTTGTTAATCATTCAAGTCTTTTAAAAAAGTTTTAAGTGCTTTGTCATCTTCTTTAAAAATTTTATTGAATATTTCTTTAGTGGGGTTTCTGACTGTGTATTCTTTAAAATTGCCACGCAAAACATAGTAAGAAAAAGCTCTACAAGCAAGCTCATAATCCTGGCAATCTGATTTTTGGTTACAGTTGTCACAAGGGGCTTCCCCCTCAAATGCGCTGGCAATGTATTTACCCATGTTTCCCTTTAAAAAAATATCAGGCCAAAATCTTTTTAGAAACTAAGCGGTTGGGCGTTTCTGAATAGTGTTGATGACCTGATGTATGTAATTTATTCTACATTTTTAATTAAATACATTGGGACAAACCCTAATGTTGTATTTATGCAAATTTCCCGAACGGGAAGAATTGATAAAAAAGTGTGCAAATGTATAAAAAAATTCCCGAACGGGGCATTTTGTAAGAAAAAGTTATAACTTCAAGTCTTTACAATGCCATGTCAATAAATGTACTTATATTGATACATATAGTATAATAAAAAAATGGATATTAAAGAATACAGTCGTCTTGCTGGAATTAAGAATAGAGCAAAACCAATAGGTAAATCAGCTATTTTGCTAAGACACGCTAAAGAAAGAAGCAATAAATATAACTTGCCATTTGATTTAGATAGGGATTGGGTTATAGAAAAATTAAAAATTGGAACTTGTGATTTATCAGGAATACCATTTGACTTAATGCCAAACGGCAAAAATCACTTTAATCCATATGGACCTTCAATAGATAGAATTGACCCACAAAATGGTTATACAAAAAGTAATTGCAGAATAATTCTTACTTGTATAAATTTTGCTATTGGTCAATGGGGTATAGAAAATTATTTAACTGTAGCAAAAACAGTAATTGATACCCAAAGGTATCAATATGTACACGCAATCGATACCTAAAAGTATCAATATGTATACGCAATCAATACTTATAGGTAGCAAGGCTGTATTTGGCAGTTGCTATCAATGGGTCAGAAAGCCGCAAAATTACCCAATTACTGCATCCTACATTGGCGGCTTAACGCCCAAATAAGGTGACCTACTCACAACCAGTATCCACGCCCACAGTTGTCTGCCGAACAGGGTACGCCAATGGCGGTTAGGAAAGGTAACCCGTGCAAATGCACAAAGGTTGCTTTCGGTCATTGTAAGGTGGGGGCGGTCTGCACGGACAGACATGGTAGGCGAAAGGGGATACGCCTCGCCCCCGTTGATTAGTTTAACCCAGTTTTAAGTTTGTAAATACGCAACAAACACAAGAACATTTCATAAGCATCTTTTAAATCTTGTTCTTTATGTTCGTAGATAGCCACTTCATTGGTAGTACCATTGATATATACATTAGCGCATCTTGCAGATGGGGCTAAAACCTCTCTATAGGCCGCTAACTGTAGTGTATGCTCTAGGTAGGGTGTTTGTTCACCAGGGGATTTTTCCGTGGTTTTAAAGTCAATTACTATCCCGCTAAAGTCATGTCTTGGCTTGCAATATAAATCGCATTTTCCGCCATAACCTTCTTGATTGACTAAAGACTGTTCAGGAATCCATAGCTGCGCCCCAAAATGAGCCGTTATAGCCTTATCTACGATAGTGACATAGGGTGGTGACTCAGGTATAAATTCGTTGTTGTAGTAGCTCTCTATCCAATCATGGATAGTAGTACCTCTAGTCATTGCTTCTTGGGATTTTTTCTTTGCCAGTTCCATGCAACGAGCAATATATTGTTTCTCATCTTCACCATCTTGTCGTGGGTTTTCCATACAGGCTTTAATAGCCTCGCCTTGTAACCACGACTGAAGGCCATCTTTAGATAGCTGACCATTAATTGTGCTAACTGATGGTACTAATGTACCTGGTGCTGCTTTAGCGTCACGCAAAGTAGTATTGCGTTCCTTTCCATTCTTGCCAATCGTTGTATATCTCGGTGCGCCTGTTACGGCATCATACCAATGTTGACTCATGTTTTTCCCCTTTTTTACTGCGTTATTTAAGCAATTCTAGTATAGCTTCTCTATCTGTTTCACCAATGCACATATCAGCGCATACCTGAATCACATCTTTGAGTATTAACTCTAAATCCATAGGTTCAAAAGAAATTAAACGCCTTTCTTCATCAACTCCATAGGCTTCCATAGTAATAATGGCTTTTTCGCCAATAACATCTTTAATGTGACTCAGCATGGCTATCTCCTAAAAAGGTGTTGTATCGTCATCAAATGCGTTTTTAGGCAATTCATCACTACCTTTAGGTTTAAACCCCATAGGCTCTTTAACTTTGCCTACAGAAACGCTAAAGAATTTGCCAGCTTTGGGTGATTCTTTTACCCATGCACTAAGCCAATGTTCCTTGCCATTAATCATTATTGACCCAGTAAAATCGGGGTGTGACTCACTTGTTTTTCGTGAGTTTTTAAACAGGCTTCCAGAGCCTTCCTTCATTTCATAGGCCATCTTAAATTTCCTTTGCTTTTACTACTGGTTGATTAACTTTATTGCTTGCTGCGTTGCCATCATCGTCACTTTGAACCACCCCTACCACCGCAGCTAAAGAATAGCGCCTCATGTAACTCAAGCAGCTACCGCAACCTTGGCTGTCGGGTTTACTTACAGGCACAGACATTTCTTGACTAATAAATTCGCCTGATTTATGCGAAATAATGGTAGTTAAACGCATAGCCCCATCGTAATATTCCCCAGGGAATTGCATAACCGCCAACCCATTTTCAGAAAGAAGGCTACGGCAAGCATCCCAAACAGACTCAAGGTCAGCGTACTTAGACTTAAAGAAAGGATTAGCAGAGTCTTTAACCGCATGAGTCATTTTTCCTTGTACGATAGATAATGCTAATGTTAAATTCGCAATGCTTTCTGATTGATTCATTTTTCACCTCTAATTGATGGAAAAGAAGCTAATGGATTGCCAAAAATTGCATCAAAATCTTTAAATAAATCTGTCAATACTGGATTCTTTTTATGGCGGTTAGGTTTGCCACAGGCTTGGCGTATGCAATCAACTTGGTCTTGTGTAAGTTCGCCACCGTACTCCATATCGTCAAGTGCTGACTCTAAAAATTCTTCGTGTTCTAACATTAATTTGTGTAATTCACCCATTTAAATCCCCTTGAATGGCATAGCAAAATTGCTATAACTACACTATAAGCCAACTTATAAAGTTTTGCAATAGCCTTGTAAAATATATTATTTCTATGTAAGATTGACGCATGAAAACAACATTAGCACTTACAGACTCACAGATGATTGGCCTTTTGGGGGGCGCTAAAGCCGTTTCAAACATCTTTAAAATTGACCAAGCAGCCGTAAATCAATGGAAAGTCAATGGCATACCATTAAATAGATTGGTATTTTTAGCTGCTGAAATTGAAAAGCAATCTAATGGTTTAGTCACCCGCCAAGATATGTTTCCAAAGCTGGCATTATTTGTATGGCCTGATTTGTTGCCAAAATGCAACACATTCGGAAAGAACACAGATTTAGATTGATGTATAATTAATTGTCGAGAGTGGCATCTCAGACAAACCTCAAGGCGTAACAACCCCAGTATTTTTAGGCGGGGTATGTGTAGTTATAGACAGATAGCGAGAAACCGCTTTGAGGATTTGTCTGTAGTTGCCCATGCCAAGGGACATACCCCTCCTAAGATTATTGGGGTTTTCTTATTCTTGACCGCCCTAAATGCTCTGGGCGTTATAAAAATGCTAGATGGGCTAGAGGCCACTAATAGGTAGAGTGGAGCGAGGGTCGACACCTGCGATAGCCTTAATTACTGGATTGCGCCAGCTTAGATAGAGTCGTTACTCAATACATCACGCAATTAAACCGACACTTGTGTCGTTGGTCGTTCTATTGTTTTTTTGCAACATTAGGGTTTTGGAGTATGGACTTAGCTTGTAGGATGTTTAAACTGTAATTGTTGTTTAACTAAAGGGGAATTAAATGAAAGACTTTATAGGTAGTTGTTTATTAGGTGCTTTACTTGGTGGGATGTTTGCATATGGTGTACCAGCCAAAGCTCAAACATTTCAATTAACTACACCACAAGGTTACAGTCAGGGTACTGTGCAAATTAACGGCAATACTGCACAGTTTGTAAACCCTATGGGATATACCACACAGACTGCTACGATTTATCCAAACCAAATTGTTATAACAACACCAAATGGTTACACCACAAGCGTAGTTGGAACACCTAGTTACATAGTGCCACCAAGCCCACCAACACCAAGCAGTCCGAGGGTTTTACAATGAAAGCATATCCACAAAAATATCCGATTGATGCAAGTGAACCACACCATTGGATTGATAATCCTTTAGATAGAGGGATGGATTTGCGAGATTATTTTGCTGGAAAATCGTTACCATTGGCTTTTAAAGTTTGGGAAAATTTTCATTCAAGCGAAGAAAATGATGACACTTATAAAACTAGCAATTTTCAAGCAGATAAACATTATCAAGAATTGATTGCTAATACTGCTTATAAATTTGCTGACGCAATGATGAAAGCGAGGGAGAATGTTTGATGAATTCTGGTCTTTATATCCACGAAAAATTGCTAAAGCAACTGCAAGAAAAGCCTGGGCAAAATTGTCCGCAGAACAACAACTTATGGCTGCAAAAGCTATTGATACACATTGCCAATACTGGAAAGCAAAAGAAACTGAATTAGAATTTATACCTTATGCGGCCACTTGGTTAAATGGTGAGCGTTATGAGGATGAAATAGTAATAGAACCCAAGAAAGAAAAGATTGATAAAAAGTGGATGTTTAGCAATGAAGGTATTGAAGCTAAAGCTAGAGAACTTGGACTTCTTGGGACAGGTTACGATTCATACGATAGTCTTAAACGCAAATGTATGAACAAGCTAAACATGAGTGTGCAGTAAGACAGTTATGTATATACAGGCACAAATGGGGATTAAAAAAGTTTAGGGAATACATTGCTAAATCACCAAATTTGCATCAATATTTAAACGATTTTGTAGACCAATACGCAAAGGGAAATAGGGGAACAGAATGGAAATAGAAAAAATCATTGTAGCTGCTACAGGCTTAGGTTACCTTGTAGTCGGCCTTGCACAATACTTTAAAGGCTCAGCAAGTAATGCTTTTATTTGGCTTGGTTATGCTGCGGCTCAAATAGGTTTATGGATGAACCTAAAGTGATTAGGTTGGCAAAAGAAGAAGATGTGCCATACATTGTTTCTTTGTCAAAAAAAGAATCTTTTTGTTTGGGTTTTATTCCTAAAATGGCTTATACAGCAGCAATTACAGGAATTAAAACTGGCAAAAGATGGAGTTTAACTTGTAATGATAAATTGTTTGTTTGCGAAGAAAATAAAGACCTTGTAGGTTTTGTAATGTTTTCTTATGGAAATCCAGCAAAATGTAATCAAATTTGTATACAAGAAGATGCCAGGTTAATTGAAAGAGGCCAAGCGTTGTTATCTGCTGCAATAAGTCACGGTAATTTGCGCGGTATTGAGGACTTTGCTTGTGGTTGTGCTGATGATTTACCAAGTAATTTTTTTTGGGGAAGAATGGGTTGGCAAAAAGTTGGAGAAAGATTTGGAATCAGCCACAAAAACACTTGGAAACAAACTAGCAAGCGTGTAATTAATGTATATCGTTATCAAACAAACAGCCTTTTTGCAAATGATTTTGGAATGATACTACCCAAACAAGGTGAAATAATTGCTATATGAAAGGCTATGACCCTAATGACGCTATCGAGTTTATCTTTAAAAACGCACCGCATTACGCAAAGGCGAAAGGTAATCTCGCTCAATTCGAGGCATTTAAACACAGTCTTAAAGCTATTGAAATGTCTAAGTCATCGGCAACAACGATTGGGGGCAAAGAAATGGATGCGTATTCGTCACAGGCTTACCAAGAGTTATGTGAGGCCATTGGATTGGCGACAGAAGAAGCAGAAGCCCTACGCTGGCAATTAGAAGCAGCTAAAATGAGATTTGAAGCATGGCGCACAGAAGAAGCCAGCAACAGAAATATAGAAAGATTAACTAAGTGACAGACTATTCCACAAACTATTTAAAACTTCAACGATTAATAAAGTCTTACCATAACGCTACCCTTAAAGGTGATTTTGAAAAAGCAATGAAACACGCTACAAGTATTTCAGAAGAATCTATTAGATTAGAAATAGCGACTCTTAGGGAGGTTAAAAAGTCTTGGCTAAACTAATGCGTAATATGTTTGCTACGCACACGGACTATTCGGATTTTAAAGGTCTAATACCTGATAATCCTAATTTAGTTCCAAGCAATGTAGACGGCATATTAGAACGCAATGGTCAATTTTTAATACTTGAATGGAAACGCCCAGGCGAGAAAGTAAGTAATGGACAAAGAATTATGCTTCAAGCACTTGCTTCTAAGCCTAGCTTTATGGTGGTTATTATCTATGGTAATACAGATACTCAAACTGTAATTGATTCATTTTGGCTACTAACACCCGATGGTACACCCGTTAAGACTGGAATAGGATTTGACTCTTTTAAACAGTTTTATAGAGATTGGTATACATTAGCTGATGGCTACAAAAAATGAAAAAAACCATATGGCAAGAGTTGCCAGACTCGGTTGTATATTGTGCAGTACCGTGCTTGGGTATGAAGGTAGCCCTGCCGAAATTCACCACATTAGAAGGGCTGGTGTCCGTGCTACAAGCCCCATTATCCCCCTCTGTCCTGAACATCACCGAGGAAACAATGGTGTTCACGGAATGGGTAGAAAGGCTTTTGAAAGAAAATTCAATACCACAGAGGAGGCGTTACTACAGAAAGTCAAAGAGAGCTTGGGAGTTTAAAGCTCAAGCGGGTCTAAACCAAGTTCATTACCAACCAATTTACACCTTGTTCTAAATGCTTTTCCATGTTGTAACCACTTATCGCCTTTTTGCTTATGAAAGCTGCAATGTATCATTTCATGCGCTAAAGTTGCTAGAAGGGTTGAGAAGAAAGCACATCTAGCTGATGAGATTGTTATGGTGTGTTCATAATCATCTTCTCCACTATCAAAAAGATAGCTACCCATAAGTTCTACATCATTTAAAATTTGAAAATCAACGGCTTCTGGCAAAGGCATTGGCCATTTAGTAAATGGGTATGTCACCATTAAACTAGAATAAAGATGGCGCACGGCTTCTGGAGTTATCTTCATACTCTTTGAATTTTTCCCCTAAAATCTATTTCATCTTCTCCGCATACCCTAATAATCTCAGGTTGAAGCATTTTACTGCGGTCAAAAGAAAGCATTACAAAACCACTATTCCAATCTTTAGGAGTATCTTCTGTATAGGCAAATTGTTGCCCCATTGGGTCAGCTAAAGTGCCTGTTTGAACTCCCCATCGTGTGCCGTTGTAATCGTTAAAAGGAATTACACTTAAAACATGGGTATGACCTGTAATCATATTGACACCGCTATTTACAGCATTATTCCTACCACCAGTCCAACCGCCCTTCCACCGATGTTTAATACAAGTATCTTCATTTATCCAAAATGACCAACAAGGTTGCCACATAGGAAAATAGTCTTTAAGACTTGTACCTCGCACACCTTCAAATGCTGGAAGATTAGCAATAATGGACATTTCTAGTCTTTGGTCGTGATTGCCAATAGGCCAAAACAATTTAGAACCTTTTGAAACTGCTTCAATTTCGCCCAAATAAAACTGACAGGCTTCTAATTCTTCTTTAACTGTAGGAATCTTATTCCAATCTTGGCGTGGAAAACGGCTTAAATTAGCCCCATCAAGCGCATCACCATTACAGACTACTGCGGTAGGCTTGAACTCTTTAATCATCTCTAAGAGTGCTTTAAAGGCGGTGGTGGTATCGTCAGGCCAAAAGTGAGCATCACTAAATACAATCACTCGCCCTTTTTCAATATCCATGCCCCTACGGGTATGCCCAGTAGTCTGAGCTATCTTCTTTAATTGGTCAAAACGCTGGTCATCTACACTAGGTAAATCAATCTTATGCCTAGCTTCTATTGACCTTCTTCTGTTATATACTGAACGCTGACTAATACCCGTTTTTTCTGACATTACAACTGCTGAACCGCACTCTTTCCAAGCTGCAATCCATTCTTCATCACTTAAATGGTAACTAGACATTAAATTCCCCTTAACAAGTAAAAGAACACTAACATAATATTATGGCATTTGCGAAAAAAGTTGATAAGAATCAAAAGGATGTTGTTAAAGCGCTACGCTCAATGGGCGCTACTGTAGTAGATTTATCTGCTGTTGGTAAAGGCATGACGGATTTGATTGTGGGTTTTGATGGGCAAACCATTTTACTAGAAGTCAAAGATGGCCCTGATAAAAAGTTTACTCCTCAACAAATTAAGTTTTTTGCCACATGGACTGGGGGTATGTTGGCTAGGGTGAATTCTGTGCAAGAAGCTGAAGATTTGCTACAATCTATAAAGCAAAACCCCTAAGAAATTGGAGTTTCTTAAGGGTTTCTACCAATGAACTGTTAAGGAGTTGCAATGGATTCAAAAATTATATCTCAAGAATATTTGCATGAAATCTTTAATTACAAAGATGGCAATTTATATTGGAAAAAAACCAAAAAAAACAATTTAATTGGAAAAATTGCTGGTGGAGTAGACCCCACTACAAATTATTTTAATGTAAAAATTAAAAATAAAAAATATAAAAATCATAGGCTTATATTTTTGTATCATCATGGGTTTTTGCCTAAATGCTTAGACCACATTGATGGTAATCCTCAAAACAATCAAATAGAAAATTTAAGAGAAGCTACTTATTTACAAAATTCATACAATATGAAAGCCCCAGCAACTAATAAATCAGGCGTAAAAGGTGTTTGTTGGGATAAAAATCGAAAAAAATGGTTTGCAAGGGTATCTTTTCAATATAAAGAACATTTTATAGGTTATTTTGATGAGCTTGACAAGGCAAAAATAGCTATAATTGAAGCAAGAAATAGATTGCATGGTAATTTTGCTAGACATGAATAGGAAAAGGTTATGACTGAAACAGCCAATGTAGCAATGTTTGCGGCAACGCTGTTACATTCATCAACGAACACGCACTTTTTTCATTGGTCAACCAACTCTTATTCCCAGCACAAGGCACTCCAAAAATACTATGAGAGTGTTCAGGACTTGGTAGACGATTATGTAGAAGCGTTTTCTGGTTGCTACGAGCAGATTAAAGTATTTCCTAGCGTCTATCATCAACCTAAAGAACCACTTAAGTACATGGAATCATTAAAGAATTTTGTAAAAGAAGCTAACGCAGATTTGCCGAAAGAGCAAGAATTAGTTAATATAGTAGCCGAAATACAACAGTTAATTGACTCTACCATCTACAAACTCAAATATCTTAAGTAAGGAAGCATTATGCCAATGGACAAATCAGGCTCGGCTCAATCAGTCGGCAAAAACTACAAGACAGAAGTTGCCGCAGGAAAGCCTAAAAAGCAAGCTATGGCTATTGCATTGAGTGAAGAACGCACCCATGCTAAAGGTAAGCGCAAAGCAAAGTTAGAGGAAGCCTATTCTAAATATGTGGCAGAAAACGCATGAAACACATGACTAGAAGTTACCCACCAGAAGATGCTATGTTGCGAACACACAAAGACTCTACATACGATAAAGCCCAAAAAAAGCGCCAAGAGAAAAACCCACCATTGGAACTTGACGATAGCAACATTCTAAATAAGAAAGCCAATGAAAGAATGAAGCGTAAAGAAGCATTGTCTAAAGCTATGAACAAGTATCACGATGTAGATATTGTTAAATAAATTGTAGTAGAATTAAACCCTTACAAATCAATTACTTGAGAATGTATGGAAAATAAAGTGTCGAAATCTGTTGAAAAGAACTTAAATAGGGCTGGTCGTAAGGCTGGAGTGCCTAATAAAGCCACTACAGAAGCCCGTGAGGCGATTAAAGCCTTACTTGATGCCAATATACCTTTTATTCAATCGTGGATACAGAGCACCGCAGAAGGCATCCTAGACGATAAGACTGGAAAATACATTGTTCAGCCAAATCCCGCCAAAGCATGCGAGATAGTACAAAACTTAGTTGAATACTCAGTACCTAAGTTAGCAAGGACTGAAGTAGTAGGCGATGAGAAAGCCCCACAACGCATGGTGGTGTCTTGGAAGAAATAGAGATTGAACTAGACTACAAGCCTAGGGATGTATTCTTAGATTTCCATGAAAGACAACAACGCTGGGCAGTAATCGTAGCGCATAGACGCTGCGGTAAGACTGTTTCTTGTATTAACGAATTGATATACAAAGCTCTTGTTGAAAACAAAGAAGATGGCAGATATGCGTATTTAGCGCCATATTATGCCCAGGCTAAGAGTATTGCTTTTGACTATCTAATGAAGTTTTCTCAGCCAGTTAGGGCTAATCACAATGTTTCAGAGCTATGGGTAGAGCTAATCAATGGTGCTCGAATACGATTGTTTGGTGCTGACAATGCTGATTCCCTTCGTGGTTTATACCTTGATGGCGTAGTCCTAGACGAATACGCTGATATGAAACCCTCTATATGGGGTGCAGTTTTAAGGCCATTACTCTCTGACCGAAAAGGTTGGGCAGTATTTATTGGCACACCCAAAGGGCATAATCAATTTTGGGAAGTTTATAACAACGCTACTAAAGACCCTGATTGGTACTGTAAGACGCTTAGAGCTAGTCAAACTGGATTAATCCCCAAAGAAGAATTAGCAGATGCTGCCAAGATAATGACGCAAGACCAGTACCTTGCTGAGTGGGAGTGTGACTTTGAATCAGCAATCCTTGGTGCTTATTACGGCAAGGAGATGCGTCAAATTACTGACCAAGGCCGTATTACTGATATTGAATATGACCCTATGTTCCCTTTATTTAGTAGTTGGGACTTAGGTTATTCAGACGATACAACTATTTGGACATGGCAAGTAGTACATGGAGAGGTTAGATTTCTTGATTACCATTCTAGTAATGGACAATCTATCCCGTTTTATACAGGTTATATTGCACAGCAAGAACAGAAATATAAAGCCAAATATAAGTTTCATTATCTGCCACATGACGCTAGAGCTAAAACATTAGCAAGTGGTGGAAAGTCTATAATTGAGCAACTTTCTGCTAAAATTAAGCTAGAATGTATGAAAATTGTGCCAAATTTGTCACTTCAAGACGGAATTCAAGCAACTCGTATGATGCTATTGCGTAGCTGGTTTGACCCAAAATGCGAAGATGGCATTGAATGTTTGAAGCAGTATGAACGGTCTTATAACGAAGATAAGAAAGTCTTTAGTGACAAGCCATTACATAATTGGGCTAGTCATGGTGCAGATGCAATGAGAATGGCAGCAATAGCCTGGAAAGAAGAAGCTAAGTTACCCTCGAAAGATGACTCGATTAAAGGGCTATTTGTAGGTAAAACCGATGTAAGTTTGAATGATATGTGGAAACAAAACCCACAAACCAGTTCAAGAGGAAGAATTTGATGGCAAACGATAAAGCTACAGTTAATAAGACTTATGAGGACTGGTATCGCACAATAATGAGTTATGAACGCTCATATAAGCGTTGGGAAGCTAGGGTTGACCGCATAGTAAAGAAATATAAAGACGATAGTCGTTACGATAGAAACCCAAATGCTCGGTTTAATATTCTTTGGAGTAATGTCCAAACCATTCAGCCAGCTATCTTTGCTAGACTACCTAGACCCGATGTAAGTCGCCGATTTAGAGACAATGACGCTATAGGCCGAGTCGCATCAATGATGTTAGAGCGAGCCTTAGAGTTTGAAATTGAGCACTATGGTGACTATAAGTCTGCAATGAATAACGCAGTATTAGACCGTTTATTAGGTGGTCGTGGTGTAGCTTGGGTGCGTTATGAGCCACATATTGTTGGCGAAACCGAAGATATGCCTGATGACGGTTTAGAAGTTACCGAAGATAGCGATGATGCTGAAACACCTGAAGCAATGGAGTCACAAGAGCGCATTGAATATGAGTGTTGCCCTGTAGACTATGTTCATTGGCGTGATTTTGGTCATACAATCGCCCGTACATGGGAAGAAGTCACCGCAGTATGGCGTAGGGTCTATATGTCCCGCCCTGCCCTTGTAGAGCGTTTTGGTGAGGAATTAGGCTATAAAATCCCATTAGATACAAAACCTGATGACTTAAAACAATCTTACAAGTCTGACGATGGCGTATATGAAGCGGTGATATACGAAGTCTGGGATAAAGAAACAGGAAAAGTATTATGGATTTCTAAGTCATTAGGCAAGATTGTTGATGAGCGTGATGACCCACTAGGATTAGAAAACTTTTGGCCTTGTCCAAAGCCTTTATATGCAACTCTGACTACAGATTCATTAGAGCCAATCCCTGACTTTACTATCTACCAAGACCAAGCTACAGAGCTAGATGTTCTATGTGACCGCATAGATGGCTTGATTAATGCTCTTAAAGTGCGCGGTGTATACGATGCTTCAGCAAGTGAGCTACAACGCTTGTTCTCTGAAGGCGAAAATAACACCATGATTCCAGTAAGTAACTGGATGGCTTTTGCCGAAAAGCAAGGCATGAAAGGTGCTATTGACCTAGTAGATTTAACCCCTTTTGCAAGCGCATTGATGTCTTGTTATCAAGCAATGGAACAAGTTAAAGGGCAAATCTATGAATTAATGGGTATTGCTGACATTCAAAGAGGTCAATCAGACCCTAATGAAACCCTTGGCGCACAGATTATTAAGTCAAACAACGCTTCTGGTCGATTAAAGACCCAACAACACGCAGTTGTAGACTTTGCTACAAGCCTGTTATCTATTAAAGCGCAGATTATTTGCAATCACTTTACTGATGAAACGCTGGTAAAGATTAGTGGTGCAATGCAGTTATCTGACGAAGATAAACAATTAATTCCACAAGCAATCGAGTTGTTACGCAATGAAGCCAGTAAGAACTTTCGCATAGAAGTTACTTCTGATTCAATGATTTACCAAGACGAGCAACAAGAAAAACAAGATAGGATGCAGTTTTTACAGGCAGTTGGTGGATTCTTCCAACAAGCCGTACCTTTAGTGCAATCTCAGCCTGAATTAGCCCCTATGGCTATTGAAATGCTCAAATTTGGTGTTACTGCGTTTAAAGCTGGCAAGCAATTAGAAGGCATTATTGACGAAACTGCAGATAAACTGCGTCAACAAGCTAAAGTAGCAGAAGGCCAACCTAAACCGCCTACTCCTGAACAACAAAAGATGCAGATGACCATGCAATTAGAGCAAGCTAAGATGCAAGCAAGCCAAGCACAGGCTCAACAAGCAGCGCAATTAGAGCAAGCTAAACTACAAGCACAGATGCAACTTGAAAAGGCTAAACAAGAGTACCAGGCGCAAGAAAACCAACTTAAATTCCAATTAGAAGAACAACGCAATCGTGCAGATGCACAGATGAAGTTACAGTCTGACCAAGCTAAGATGGAAATGGAATTAAAAGTAGCCCAAATGAAGATGATGACCGAAAGAAACACTCAAGTCTTGTTAGCCCATATTAACAATGGTGCTAAGATTGAAGTTGCTCGAATTGGCGCAGATGAATCAGGTGGTGAAATGGCTTATATGCACGAAGAAGATATGGCTCAAGCTATGCAAAACCCAATGGAAACAGTCGCTTCTGCAATTAACAACAATAGTAATCAAATGGCACAAATGCTTGCCGAAATGATGAATAAACTAAGCCAGCCTAAGACAGTAGTTCGTGGCTCTGACGGTAAAATCATAGGTGTCCAATAATGGCTATAACAGTTAAGCATAAGTATGTAAGTGCCATTCCTGACGCTGGTGATACTACCGTTGTTCAGCCTTCTAATTGGAATGATGACCACCAATTAACAGGTACTGTACCTATTGTTAATGGTGGTACAGGCGCTTCTGATGCTCCTACTGCGCTTACTAATTTGGGCGCTTACCCTGCAAGTAATCCTAGCGGATATGGCACAGGAACTGTTACTTCTGTAGCAGCTACAGTACCTAGCTTTTTAAGCGTATCTGGCAGTCCTATTACTACAAGCGGTACATTGGCCTTAACTTATAGTGGCACATCCCTACCAGTAGCTAATGGTGGCACAGGAGTTACTAGCAGTAGTGGTGCTAATTCTGTAGTTTTGCGTGATGCTAATGGAAACATAACCACTAATTGTTTGTTTGAAGGATTTTCAAGTCAAGCGGCAAGTGGCACAGCCATTGTTTTAACTGCATCATCTGTGCAAAATTGGCAAATTACAGGCTCTGGTGGTCAAACAATAAGACTGCCTAATGCCACTACCTTACCTAATGGCGCAACTTTTACATTTAATAATAATCAATCTTCAGGTACGATTATTGTTCAAAACAATTCATCTACTACAGTTGCAACAATCAATTCTGGCGGTTATGTAACAATAGTATTGCTTGATAATTCTATTGCTGCTGGTTCTTGGGATAGACATGACTCAACACCTTCTAATGTAAGTTGGTCAACCAATACTTTAGATTATGCTGGCTCAATTACAAGTGCTACTTGGAATGGTAATGCTGTTGCAATTAATCGAGGCGGTACAGGACAAAGTACTGCAAGTGCAGCATTTAACGCATTAAGCCCTTTAACTACTGCTGGTGATACTTTATATGGTGGTACAAGTGGTGCTGGCACAAGATTAGCGATTGGCACAGCAGGACAAGTATTAACAGTAAATTCTGGTGCAACTGCTCCACAATGGTCAACACCAACAACAGGTACAGTAACCTCAGTAAGCGGTACAGGTACAGTTTCAGGTATATCACTAAGTGGTACAGTTACTTCTAGCGGGAGTCTTACTTTAGGGGGTACTTTAGACCTTTCTAGCCCTCCAACAATAGGTAATACTGCGCCCAATACAGGTAAATTCACTACCCTAGAATCAACTGGTGCAGCATCATTAGGTACAACTTCTACTACTTATGTGCAAGTAAAGGGAGATGCCGCTTATCCTGGAATTTATGCTGCTGGCGGTACAAATACCCCATTAATCCTGCAACCTTTAGGAACAGGCGCACTCCAAGCCCAAGCAACTACTTCATCAGCAACTGGCGGTAACGCTAGGGGTGCTAATGCGGTTGATTGGCAAATGGTTAGAAGTACTGCTACTCAAGTGGCTAGTGCTACAGTTTCTACAATCGGTGGCGGTCAAAATAATACTGTTACTAGTTTTCAATCCACAATTTGTGGTGGAAATGGAAATACTGTTAGTGGTTCTGCAAGTAGCGTTCTTGGTGGCTTTGGAAATGTTGTTGCTGGTGTTTATAGCGCTGTTGGTGGCGGTTATCAAAATACTGCTGCAGGGTATTTGAATTTTATTGGTGGTGGTTATAACAATGCAGGAACTGCATCAGCCGCAGTAACAACTCAAGCTACTACTATTGCTGTAAGTGCTGGAACTACCTTATATTTAACATCAACCAACGCAAATATTAAAGTCGGTCAATACATTACTGGCACAGGTATTACAGCAGCCCCAGCTACCTACGCAACATCTACAGTAACTACTGGTACTGCCGCAGTAATGGCTACCTCATCTATATCAGGTACTACATTAACTGTAGGTTCAGTATCTAGCGGAACAATTATTGCTGGTCAGGTCTTAACTGGTACTGGTGTAACTGCTGGTACTTATATTGTTAGTGGTTCAGGTCTTTCTTGGACAGTATCTACATCACAAACTGTTGCATCTACAACAATTACTGGCACAGCTTATACATTCACAATCAGCCAAGCCGCTACAACTGCTGCTGGTGTTACTTTATCTTTTTACACTCCTCATGGAGTAGTAGTCGGTGGTGGTAATAACCAAGCAACAGGCGCATATAGCTTTATCGGTGGTGGTGGCGATGCTGGTACTGCGGCTAATAGGAATACTGCATCAGGTGATTGGTCTTTTGTTGGTGGTGGTGGAAAACATTTGGCATCAGGTACAGGTGCAACTATTGCTGGTGGTGGCTGGACTGGCTCTGCTTTAAGCGGAAATACGGCTGGTGGTACATCTAGTTTTGTTGGAGCAGGATATTCAAATAATGCTTCTGCTTTTGCATCAGCAATTTTAGGTGGAAATAATAATGCGGCAAATGGTGGTTCATCGCAAGTTTTGGGGTTATATGGAAATGCTAGAAGTATTAATGGCAACTCTGTATTTAGCAATAATCCAATATCTTCATCTCAAGGTTTTTCACAATTTGCATTTTTAATTCTTGGCAGACAAACAACTGACGCTACTGCAACTGTTTTAGCAAGTGACCAATCTGCCGCATCAGGCTCAAACCAAGTAATCCTACCTAACAACTCTGCTTATTACTTTAAAGTCAGAGTTATTGCTGGTGTAACTGGTGCTGGCGATACAAAGGCTTGGACATTAGAAGGTGCTATTAAGCGTGGTGCTGGTGTAGGTACAGCAGCTATTGTAGGTACAGTAACAACTACAGTAATAGCAACAGACGCTGGTGCAGCAACTTGGGCAGTAACAGCCACAGCAGATACAGCCAATGGTGGATTAAAGATTACAGTAACAGGACAAGCGGCAACTACAATTCGTTGGGTTGCTAAAGCCGAAACAGTAGAAATGACTTATTAAAAAGGAAAAATCATGGCATTAAAATTATCAGTAGCAACTCAATTTGGTGTACCAGCAGAAGAAGCCTATGCCAAAATTACTAACTTTTATGGCACTAAAGACCAATTACAAGTCCAAGTAGCTATTTACTTTAATGAAGATGCAAGACATCAAAATATGAGTACAGTTAAAGAAAATGCTCATTACATTGCTATGGAAGATTTAAAAGGCGATTTGATTCCAGCTATCTATGAAGTATTAAAGACTATGGCTGATTATCAAGGTGCAGTAGACGCTTAATGTTTCAAACTGCTTTTCAGCCTAATGCGTTTCAAAATAACGCATTTCAAATTGTTATTACCCCTGTTCCGCCCACTAAAACAGGTGGTGATGACGCATGGAGTCCAGAGGAAAGAAAGCGATATAAAGCACTTCAAAAGAAATTAAGAATTGCTGAAGAAAAGCGTATTGAAGCGTTAAAAACTGACGCAGATAATCGCAAAAAAACCATTGCAGATTTAGTTGACCCTAAACCTGTTGCAAAAAAGAAACAAACTAAAGTACAATCCAATCAAGAAGTTAGCGTTGATATACCGTCAAACCTAGCAAATATTGACCGATACATCGCTAATCTTGTTAAACAGCAACAAGACCTGCAAACCGCAGTAGCAATGAGAAGTGCAAAACTCAGATTAGAACAAGAGTTAGCAGTCCTCGAAGCCAAACGACAAGCAGAATTAGACGATGAGGAAGCATTATTAGCACTCTTACTTTAAATCCGCACACGGAATATAAAAAAGCCTACGAACACCTCCATGCTGGCCGTTTAGACGCTGGATTTAGGTTATTTGAATATAGATGGCATCCTGAAATCATTGCCAATCAAGCACAACCCTATCATCAGCGTTTAAAAATGCCTGTATGGAGAGGTGAAAGCCTATTGGGAAAAACCATTACTGTTCAAGCAGAACAAGGTTTTGGTGACATTATTCAATATGCTCGCTTTTTGCCATTTTTAAAGGTCATGGGCGCTAAAAGTGTTGTACTTTTACAACATGGTTCATTGCATACCTTATTTGGGCAAATGGAGTGTATTGATACCTTTACCAATATGCCAGAAGAAGGCATTGCTACCGAATCAGATTACTGGATTGGCATTATTTCTTTGCCTTATTACATTAGCCTAGCACCAGCATACGCAAAAGCGTTGTTTCCATGCAACAAAAAGAAAATTGTAGGGTCAGAAGGTTATTTAGACACTATTGCCAGCAATATTCCAAAGAAACTAGGTGTTAATTGGACAACTTCCAAAGGTTTATTGCATTACATAAGGACTGTTCATCCTGAAAAAATGCTTGAAATTGTTGGCCCTGATGCTTATTCATTTTGCCCCGAAGAAGATAGATTTTGGAATCCATTACCTAATGATGGCTGGAAACAAGATTGGAATAAGACTGCAAGCCATTTAAAAGCCTGTAAAGGCTTAGTAACAGTAGATACAGGCATAGCCCATCTAGCAGGCGCTTTGGGCGTTAAAACCATTGTAATCATGCCTAAAAAAGAGTTTAAATGCTGGCGATGGAAACATGGCACTTGGTATGACTCTATTGTTACTGTTGAAGAAGATGAATTGCACAAAATACCCGATTTGATAAGGAGAATGTAATGATTTGCCCTAAATGCGGATGGTCAGAAGGTAACCATATTGAAATTAAAAAGTCTGATAAAGAATTTTATCTTGATTTTTGGGGATATAGCCTTGGTAGTCCAGAAGCTGAAGCAGCCTGGAAAGAAAAGCAAGAAATGACATTTAGAGAAGCCCCTACTGTTATTTCTGACATTGAAGGGCATATTTCAATGGCTGATGGCACTTGGATTGATAGTCGCTCTAAGCACCGAGAAAACCTAAAACGCAATCATTGTGTTGAATTAGGCAACGATGTACCTTTGCAACAAAAAGCGCCAGAAATGAGTAGGAAATCACAAGAAGCAAGAAAGCGCCAGATTGCAGAATTGGCATACGCAAAACTTAATTACCAAGGATAAATCATGGAAGAACAATTAGACCGTAGAGATATGTTAGAAGCTGCTTTAGATGCAGCAGAGGAAAATTATGAAGAACCCGTGGAAGATGAGGAGATTAGCACAGAAGATATATCCGAGGAGTCCGTTGAAACGCAAATTAGCGATGAGAACAGAGAAGAACCTACCGAGGATGTTCAAGCTGCTAAATCTGAGGAGTCGAATGAAACGCAGGAGAAGATAACTCGCCCATCCACTTGGAAAAAAGAATATGTCCAAATTTGGGACAAAATGGAAGCTGGCGAACAAATCAGTAAAGAAGATTTTACTAAGTTTGCCGAATATGCTAATCAGCGTGAATCAGAGTATAAAAAAGGCGTAAGTACTTATAAAGCAGAAGCTGATAGAGCTAAGTCTTATGAGAACGCTATTGCACCCTACGCTCAAGATTTGCAACGCAGAGGCATACAACCTACGCAATACATTGAAAACCTAGTCCGAGCAGAGCAAATTTTGTCTAATGCGGGATATGACCAAAAAGTTCAAGTATTTCAAAAACTTGCGTCAGATTATGGTATACAATTAAATGGCGGACAAGTAACACAACTTGACCCCTACACGCAACAACTGATGAACCAGTTAAATCAGGTAAATCAGGAAGTTTCAAGCATTAAAGGTCGATTTGCCCAAGAGGAAAATCAACGCTTAATGGGTGAAATTGAAAGAGTACGAAGTGATGTGGAGAAATACCCTCATTTTGATGTGTTAAGGGAAGAAATGGCTCAATTACTTGAGTTAGGAAAAGCCCAAGACCTAGAAACGGCCTACAAGAAAGCCGTGCGTATGAATGACGATGTATGGGCATTAGAACAAGATAAACTCTTGAAAGATGCTAAACAATCGGCAGTCAAAGCACAGCAAGTAGCGAAGGCTAAGGCTACTGCGGTTAGTCCAAAGTCCACTACACCTAGTGGAAAAGTGAGTAACCCAGAAGATAAAAAGGATAGGCGGTCATTAATAGCCGAAGGATTAGGCGAAGCAATGAGTCGCAGGGTTTAACTAGCCAATTTTGGCAATTTTTTAACTAAGGATATATCATGGCATTTGCTAACTCAGCAATCACCGATATCATCGCAACCACGATTCAAAGTCGTAGCGGTGAATTGGCAGACAACTTAACACAAAACAACGCTATTCTTCAGCGCCTCAATCAAAAAGGTAACGTACGCCCATTCTCAGGCGGAAATGTAATCTTAGAGGAGCTGTTTTATGACGATAGCACAACAAATAATGCTAACTCTTATAGCGGTTACGAAGTATTAAACATTGCTCCAGATAGCCCTATTTCTGCTGCTCAGTTCAAAATTGCTCAGTACGCTGATGCAGTTACTATGTCTGGCTTAGAAATGTTGCAAAACTCAAGCAAAGAAGCAATCATTGATTTGTTAGATGGTCGTATGCAAGTTTCTGAAGCTCGTTTGCTAAACCGTATTTCTGGTGACTTGTATGGTAACGGTACTGGTAACGGTGGTAAGAACTTGGATGGTCTAGGCGCTGCGGTTGCAGTTTCTCCTTCATCTGGTACTTACGGTGGTATTAACCGTGCTGTATGGACTTTCTGGCAGAACCAAATCACTACAGGTGCTACTTCTGCAAACATCTTGGCTTCTATGACTACTGCTGCTATCAAGCAGATTCGTGGCACAGACAAAGCTGACTTGATTGTTGCTGGTAACACTATGTATCAATACTATGTAGGCGCATTGCAGTCTATTCAGCGTATTGCTGCTGAAGAATCAGGCGCTGCTGGTTTTGCTTCCCTCAAGTTCTACGGTGGCGGTACTTCTGCCGATGTAGTATTGGGTGGTGGTTATGGCTCACAAGAAACAGCTACTTATATGTACATGCTTAACACCAATTACATCTTCTTACGCCCACACAAAGAGCGTAACTTTGTACCTATCGGTGGCGAGCGTCAGTCCATAAATCAGGACGCGATTGTAAAATTATATGGCTGGGCCGGCAATCTTACAACTTCAAACAGCTTCCTACAAGGCTTGTTGACAACCTAAAAGCTAGGGGGAAACCCCTACTTTTAATTGTCTATTTAATTAATTAAGGAAAATATCATGGCATATAGCACTCTCCCTATCTCAGGTGTAGATTTAGTAGATACACAAACCGTTGCAGAACAGGCTTTAAATGGCGGTACTGTTCCTACATTTGGCCCACTTGGTGCAGAAACATTTGCATCTGATGGTCGTCGTTATGTATGGGCAGTTGCTGGTGGCGCTATCACAGCTTCTACTACAACTTGTTCTATCAACGCATCAACCTTTGTAGCTACTGGCTCTGCTGGTACTTACTTGTCACCAACAGCAGCAATGGCTTCTGGTGATTATGGTTGGTTCTCAGCAGCTTCTGTTTAATAGGTTATCCCTCTTAAATTGAATATGTAGTAAAACGGGGGCTATCTCAAAAGGGTAGCCCTTTTTCTTTTTTTATAAACCCCAAACCACTTTGGAGAATTAAAAATGGCAATAGAGTCCGATATTCAAGGCGCAGATTCACGATTAGCAGTCCAATTCTATAAACGGTCTATGAAGCAAGATATGGCTTCAGAAGAAGCAGGTAGACCGATTTTTAAAGAATTTGATTTTGTAAGGATTATGATTCCTGGCGATAATTTGACAGAAATTGATACTTACGCACAAGAATCCCACAAACAACGGTTTCCCCGTCAATGGGCGCATTATCAAAACCAAATATCAGGGCATGAAGATATTATTGGTACACCTTTAGACCAATGGCCACAAATTACCCGCAGCCAAGCAGAAGAATTGCGTGGTCTTAAATTTCAAACAGTAGAATCTATTGCTGATTGTTCTGACCAACAATTACAAAGAATTGGCATGGTAGCAGGAATGTCACCACATAATTTCCGCCTAAAAGCCAAGGCTTTCTTGAATTTAGCCAATGATTCCGCAGAAGTTGCACAAAGAGAAGCAGAATTGCAAGCACTTCGTGAAGAAAATGCTAAAATTAAGGCTGAAACGGATGCGAAGCTGGCTGCTATGCAAGAGCAGGTCTCAGCGCTACTTGCGACTGTTGCGAAACCAAAAACACGCAAACCGAAAGTAGTCGAGGCTTAATATGTCCCAAACAATGCTCCAAATGGTTCAGCAAACGGCAGCAGAGCTTAATCTAGCTGTGCCTTCTTTTGTTGTAGGCAATACTTCACAAGATGTTCAACAAATCCTAGCCTTAATGAATGGCTCAGGATATGACCTTCTTAAAGAGTATGATTGGCAAGCATTGCAGGTTCAATACCGCTTTTACACTCAATCTTTAACCGCCAACGCCACAACTGTCAATGGTTCGTATAACTTGACTTTTGCGGCTGGCACAGATTTAAGCAATGTTACAAGCCAATGGCAATTATCAGGTTATAACATTCCTCAAGATACCTATGTAGTTAGCGCCAATAACACCACCAAAGTAGTTGTAATGAGCCAAATGGCAAGCGGTGATGGCGTACAGTCAGTAGTTTGCGCTCAGACCGCTTATAACCTTCCTGATGACTTTGAAACGATTACAAACCGCACTATGTGGGATAAATCGAAACATTGGGAAATGTTGGGCGCTGAAGATGCACAACAATGGCAATGGTTAAAGTCTGGTTATATTTCTACAGGCCCACGAGTTCGTTGGAGAATATTAGATAACCAATTCTGTATTTGGCCTATTATGAATACTCAAGAGTATTTAGGATGGGAATATCGTTCAAAAGGTTGGGCAAGAGCAGCAGACGGAACAGTAAAAAATAGCTTTACTGCTGACTCAGATACCACGGTTTTAGACAATCGTGTAATGATTTTAGCTACTAAACTTAAATACTTCCAAACCAAATCTTTTGATACAACTGCATTAATGCAAGATTATCAGCGTTATTTATCTGTTGCTAAAGCCAATGACAAAGGTGCGCCTAATTTATCGTTTGCGCCACAACCAAGTAGAGTACTTATTGGCTACGCTAACATACCGGATACTGGCTATGGGTCTTAATGATGTTTCCATCTAACGCCACTTTTAATTCGACTTATAAGACTTTGTTTAACTCCATATTCTTCCGCAATAATGCGTTGAAGTCTATTGTCATTACGAATGGCTTCAACTTGAAATTGTTTCAATTTAGACCAATTACATCGTTCTCCACTATTGCTAGTGTTGTGTCCAAATTTATCAAGTATGTTGTTTTTATGGGTGTCCCATCTAAGATTATCTATATGATTATTAAAAGAATTGCCGTCGTTGTGACAACCTTCCATCCCTTTTGGACAAATACTTACAAATGCTTCAAGAACAAGTTTATGTGGCTTTCTTATATGTGGTTTGTTTTCTTTCCAAAGATTTACAAAAGGTCTATTAAGTTTTTTATCAACACTTATTTTTTTAAATCTTTTGTTTTTAAAAGCACGAACATTTCCATGATTAGAAACTTCATACAAACCTTTAAAACCAACTACATCTTTCCATTGTTCCATAATAATCCCCGTCATTTAACTATGGGAATATTATAACATGCTATTACAAAGAGCTAAACAAAACACAGCTAAGACCGCTTCAGTACCTGCGCCTATTGGTGGGTGGAATGGTAGGGATTCTCTTGCTCAAATGGCTTCAACTGATGCTGTACAGATGGTTAATTGGTATCCTACCCCTACCGATGTGACTATGCGTAAGGGCTATACAAAGTCATCTACAGGCATTACAGGCGCAGTTAATACCCTAATGAATTACCCAGCTACTAGCGGATATAAGCTATTTGCTGCCGCTAGTTCAAGAATTTATGATGCTACTTCATCATCTGCTACACAAGTATTTTCATCTTTATCTAGTGATAAATTGCAATATGTCAATATGACAAATACTTCAGGCAGTTATTTAATTGCTTGTAATGGCGCTGACCCTGTAACAATATATGACGGCACAAGATGGTTTACTGTAGCCACAACGACTACTGCTCAAACTATTTCTAGCATTACAAGAGGTGGCACAGGCAATTTAACCGCAACGGTTACTACCGCTTCTGCACATGGTTTAGTAACTAATAATAGAGTCACTATCTCTGGTGTTACGCCTACAGAATTTAATGGTACTTATGTTATAACAGTTACAGGAACAACTACCTTTACTTACACAATGGCAGTAGCCCCTAGTGGCAATGCTTCTGTAGTAGGAATTTACACCACTATTGGTATAACTGGCGTAAACAGTAATACATTTATTAATGTCAATTTATTTAAAAACCGCCTGTATTTCACCCAAAAAGATACATTAGCTTGCTGGTATTTAGATGTTAATGCTATTGGTGGTACTGCAAATCCCCTTTATTTTGGCTCTATTGCTCGTAATGGTGGTTATTTGCAAGCAATGGGTACTTGGACATTAGATGCTGGACAAGGCGCAGACGATTATGCAGTATTTGTTACTTCAATGGGTGAAACTATCGTATATAACGGTACAGACCCCACAAGTGCTTTAACTTGGGCATTAAAAGGTGTATGGCAATTAGGTCAAACATTTAATCGTAAATGCTTTTTTAAATGGTCAGGTGACTTGCTTTTGCTTACTCAAGATGGTTTAGTACCACTTGCTTCTGCATTGCAATCTAGTCGATTAGACCCCCGTGTAAACCTTACAGATAAGATTTACTATCCTATTAGCCAAGCCTGTACTAATTACTTTTCAAATTTTGGTTGGCAAATACAGTATTTTGCTAGTGAAAATATGCTGATATTAAACATTCCAGCAAGTAGCGGAATGGAACAATATGTCATGCACACCATTACAAAGTCATGGGCTAGATTTACAGGTATTCAAGCCTATTGTTGGGAAGTTTCTGGCGATAATACAATGCACTTTGGTGGTGATGGTTTTGTAGGTAATTTCTATACTGCAAGTTCAGACGCTGGTTCAAATATTACTGCTGCGGTGCAACAGGCTTATTCTTATTTTGATACCCCAGGGCAAAATAAACGCTTCACAATGGTAAGACCTATACTTCAATCAGATGGTGGCACACCAAGCGTTTTATGCGGTTTAAGCGTGGATTTTCAGCCTATTGATAATACTGGCGCTATCTCTTTTAACCCTAGTTCTCAAACTGTAGGTATTTGGGATTCTGCTAAATGGGATGCTAATAATTGGGGTGGCGGTCTAATTACCACTCGTATTTGGCAAGGAGTAACAGGTATTGGCTTTGCAGGGTCTATTAATTTGACCGCAGTAGCACAAGGAATTGAATTACATTGGGCTTCTACCGACTATGTTTTCGAATGCGGTGGAGTGTTATAATGTAATCTGTTATAGGAGATTACAAAATGACTAAACCAGTAGATATATTAGGGCAAAGATTTGGAAGATATTTAGTAACTGCAAAAAGTGATAAACGCACTAAAGCAATGAAACAAATGGTATGGTGTAAATGTGATTGTGGTACTGAAAGAGAAGTTGTAGCAGGTAATTTGCGAAGCGGTTTGACTACTTCATGTGGTTGCTGGAAAGATGAAAAAACTAGCGCAAGAAGAAAAAAACACGGATTTAGTCAAACTACTATGTATTACAGGTATAAACGCATGATTACTCGATGCTACATACCAACCGATAAAGAGTATAAGAATTATGGCGGTAGAGGTATAAAAGTTTGTGATAGATGGCTTGAATCAGTAGAAAATTACATAGAAGATATGGGTTTCCCGCCATTTGACACAGCAACTATTGATAGGATTGATAATGATGGCAGTTATTTTAAAGAAAATTGTCGTTGGGCTACGAAAACGGAACAAAATTTGAACAGAAGATGTACTAAAAAATGATAGTACTTAATGAACAGTCTTTAAAGGATTGGGCAATTAAACATCAAATGCCCACGCCTGAAGGCTCACATTATTTAGGACAAGTATTAAACAATGAAATTCGAGCAGTAGTTGTATATTGTGGTTTTTTTGGTAAATCTTGCATGATTCATGTAGGGTCAGTAGGGCAACATTGGGCAACCAAAGATTTTCTTAAAAAAGTCTTTGATTATCCGTTTAACACCTTGAAATTAAAGGTTATAATTGGCACAGTCGCAAGGAGTAATACGAAAGCCTTAAGACTAGACCGACACCTTGGTTTCAAAGATGTTGCCACAATTCCTGACGCACATGACGATGGGGATTTGGTAATTCTAGAAATGCGCCCAGAATATTGTAAATGGGCATAGGAGAAATTAATGGGTGCAGGCACAGCATTAGGAACAACAAATCAAGGTACAAGCGTAGACTTGTCAAGTTTGGGGGCATCAAATCCTCAAGGCGCACCTACAAATGCGTTGCAATCATTTATTGGTAGCAATACAAACCCTTATTCTGCAAGTACTAGTCCTTATTTTCAAGCGGCTAATGCACAAGCGCAAGGCAATTTAGCTGGCGCACAACAAGCAACTCAAGCTAATCGAGTTAATCAAAATACACTTTATGGTGGCTTGCAATATCAGCAAGGCACAGATGCTAATGGTAATCCTACATGGACTGCTAATCAAACAGGTACAGACCAAACTCAAGGACTTGTAAATTCGTCTTTAGCTGGTTTGCAAGCTAGTATTAATAACCCTGCTTATGGTATTAACCCTGGCGAAACATATTCAGATGCAATCATGCGTAGACTTCAGCCACAGATGGCACAGTCTAAAGAAATGCAAGATGCACAGTTGGCTAATCAAGGTATTGTCCCTGGCACTCAAGCCTATGACAATGCTATGCGTACATTTAACCAAGGTCAAAATGACCTATTAACAAGTGCTCAAATTCAAGGTATGAATACTGGATTGCAAGCACAACAGTTACAAGGCACACAAGCTGGTCAGATTAAAAACTTGACTACGCCTAATCTTATTAATGCCCCTACGCAAGCTGCGGTGGCTGGCCCTGATTATATGGGTGCTTTAGGCAGTCAAACTGCTGCTCAAATTGCCGCAAATAACGCTGCAATCGGTCAACAAACTGCGAATACTGCTGGTTTATATGGATTAGGTTCTGCTGGTATTTTAGGATTATCGGCTAACCCAGGACTTGCTTCTACAGGTTTAACTGGATTGGGTAATTTAGTTGGACAAGGTTTATCAAGTATTGGTTACAACCCGTATTCAAATATGGGTTTATCTGGAAACTTTTTAAGTGGCTACACTTATACTGACCCTTCATCTGTTGGCCCATTTATAGGTTAATTATGGCAACATATAATTCCCCTGATTACGGCAATATAACCATTCCAGATAATTTACCTTCTGGGTATACTGTTGCTACTCCCGAACATTACAGTCTTAATTTTAAAGAATTAAATCCTCAATTAATTGACAATGGGAATGGCACTTATACAAATCCTTATTCTACAAATAATGCTGGTTATTCTGATGCAGTATTGTATCGTGCTCAATGGTTAGGAATTACTCCAGACGAAGCAGCAGCCGATTTAGGCGAATCTAGATTATCTACACCTATAGATACTTGGGACCCAGATAGAAGGCGTACTGGTGGTGGTTTTGATGACTTCCTTTCAAGTTATGGTTGGATGTTACCTGCTGCAATAATTGGTGCAGGCGCTGCTAGTGGTGCATTAGGCGCTGGTGCTGCTGGCGCTGAAGCTGGTGCTGGAATTGGTGCTGCTGAAGCTGGTGGCGCTGCTGCTGGAACTAACGCATTAGATGCTTACATGGCTTCTGCTGGTTTAGATGCTGGTACTTTTGGTGGAATTGCTGAGGCGGGTGCTGTACCTGTTAGTAACATTGCTGCCAATACCGCACCAAATGCTTTAGATAGCTATATGGCTTCTGCTAATTTAAACCCAGGAACATTTAGTGGTTCTGTATTTTCTGCTCCTGTTCCTGGTACTGTTGCCACTACTGCTGAAGCTCAAGCTGCTGCGGATGCCGCAAATGCTGCAATGAAATCATCAGTTTCTTTAAGTGATATAAACAATGCTAGAAAATTAGCACAAGCTCTTACATCAAAATCTGGTTCACAATTAATTGGCTCACAATTAAATAGTGCAGCGCAAAATCTTGCCACAGGTCAAACAGGTGTAGGAAGCGCTATTCCTGCACTTATTCGTGGTAATCAAAACCCATTTTTACAAACAGCACAACAACCTATTAGAAACACATCACCAGATTTAGCACAATTAGCTAACTTATTAAAGCAGGGATAATCATGGCAGATTTAACAGAACAACAATTATTATCACAAGACCCTGAATTAATGGGATTGCAATATAAACGTCAATTAGCTAATTTGCTAACAGGGCAAGCCTTTAATGCCCCACAAGCACAGATGATTAGTGGTCATCTTGTTAAGCCTTCTGCATTGCAACAAGCATTACCAATGATTAATGCTGCTATTGGTGGTTTTACTAGCAATAATTTAGACACAGACCAACAAAAAATTGCTCAAAGATTGCGTCTTGCTAAAACTGCTGCTGAAGAAAAAATTTCTAATTTAGCGTTTGGAACTCCTGACACTACTACAGAATTAGCAGGCCCTTATACTGGTAAAGTGCCAATGCCTTTAGCAGTTAAAGAAGGAACAAAACCTGATTTAGTTGCTGCTTTAAGGCAAATTAATGACCCTTATTCTTATGGTGCAGGAGCAGATTTAAAACCATTGCTTTATAAGCAAATGATGCCTGAAGCTACCCCTGAAGAAAAACGGTTTAAAGCGGCGGTTGCTGACGGCAGTTGGAATGTTCAAAAAATGGGTGGTTTAAATTCATTTTTAAATCAAATGTCAGACAAAGATAAAGCGCAAGTTCGCATGGAAAATCTAAAATATAATTTAGACAAACAAAAATTTGATGCTGATTATGCTCCATTTAATCCTGCTACATTTGGTCAAACAAGCCCGCAAGCTGTTCAGCAAAATATGCCGTCTAGCGCACCTATGAATGTTGGTAGCCCTGTTGTTAAACCTGTTGGATTAGCTCCAGTTGCACCTGCTTATGCACAAGGCGCAATGAATTTTCAAACAAATCAAACGCCTCAATTGTCACAACAAGCTAATCCTCAGCAAACATTGCCTGCTCCTCCAGCATGGGTAAGAACGCAAAAAGATTACAGAGATTTTCTTAAATCTGAATCTGAGCCTTTAACTGAGTTTCAAGGCAAAGCAGTTCTTTACGGTTCTTCTATGCTTCAAGCTAATAATGTTATTAATAGTCTTGCTACAGAAGGAACAACAAAAGGCGCAGTAGTTCCTAACTTTTTGTCAGGAATAGCTGCATTAGCGCCATTGGGAGTTGGTGATGCCGCTGTTAATGCTATTCAAGCAACATTTAGAGCAGACCCAACTGGTTTAGTTGGCCCAGATAAAAATCAACAAAAATTAGCACAAGCTCAATTGGGTTTTGCTATTCCTTATTTAAGACAAACTTCAGGCGCAAATTTTGGAGCAAAAGAAGTTGCAGACACTATAGCTGAATTTTTCCCATTAAGAGGCGAAAGTGATGATGTTGCAAAACAAAAAGAAGCATCAAGAAACAGAGTAATTCAAGGAATGAAATCAGTATCAGGTAGAGGCGCAAGGCAAATTGATGAATTAGGAGCAATTTCAGCATCTTCTTCTGGTTGGGGTAAAGCTCAAGTGATAAATAAATAATGACTACATATTCAATTTCTGCTCCTGATGGTCAAACTTATACTATTGATGGGCCTGCTGGCGCTTCACAGGCGCAAGTAGAAGCTGAAGTTCTCAAACAAAATCCTAATGCTGGTAAACCACCATCTAAAGAACAGTTGCGTGGAAATATTATTAACAGGGATGTGCCTACGGTAGTTGGTGAAAAAATAAATCCACCGCCCGTAATTGAGCCAAAACGCACTATGGGTGATTATGTAAAAACCTTATATGAAGTGCCTGCAACTATTGGTAGTGCTTTAATTTCTCAACCTGTTGGTGCTGCTTATGGCGCATACAAAGGCATGACAACTCCTCAATACGGCACACAAGCTGGAATTGAACAAAGCCGTCAAGCTGGCGGTGAAATGGCGCAAAAAATACAAGAAAAACTGTATAACCCAACATCACCTGTAACTCAAAATTTTTTAGGAACAATTGGTAAAGTTGCGGAAGGTTTGCCTCCCTACATGAGTCCTATAGGGAAAATACCCTCAGCAATTCAAACTGCTGAAGCAATTAAGCCTGTAGCAAACAATATGGCACAAGCATTAAGACAAGTTCCTATTGTTGAGCAAGCGGTGCAAGTTGCTAAACCTGTTACATCAAAAATTGCAGAAGTGTTGCGTCAAACACCTAAACCAACTATGTCAGGAGTTGGTGCTGCTGAACTTGATTTGCCAACACAACGCTATCAAGCAGGTCAACAACTAGATGTACCTATTACTTTAAGAAAAAGTCAAGCAGAGCGTCAATTAGGTCAACAAAAGTTTGAATCTGATATTGCTAAAACTTATCCTGAAACATTAGGAAAAGATATTATTAAATCAGAGCTTGAGCAAAACGATGCAATGCTTAAAAACTTTGATTTATTTATTGATTCTACAGGCGCTCAAAAAGCTGGTCAATTTAATCTTCGTCAAGTAGGAAATGTAGTGGACAAAGCGTTAGTTAAAAATGCTGAAAAAGCATGGGATGAAACTAACAAGGCCTATACAAAAGCAAGAGAAGCTGGTCAAATGCAAGACCCTGTTGGCTATGCTCCTTTAGAAGAATATATTGCTAAACAAACCCCTACAGTTAGAACAAAATTAGCTCCAATTCTTGACGCAGTAGATGAACAAATTCAAATGAATGACCCTAAAGTTAAAGGTGTTAGGTCAGGAACTATTCCTATTAATTCAATGGAAGATATTTACGAATTTATTAATAAACACTACGAACCTAATAGTCCCGCAGCAACTCATGCAATTGAAATGAAAGCATTAATTAATGAAATAATGGAAGGCAAAGGCGGGGAACTATACCAAAGGGCAAGAAATTTACGCACTAAATATGCTAAAGAATTTGAAAATGTAGGCTATGTTGATAAATTATTGCGCTATAAAAAAGGTGGCTCTGATAGAGCAGTAGCTTTAGCTGATGTATTTGACCATTCTATTCTTAAAGGTTCGTTAGAAGATACTCGTACTGTAGCTATGGCTCTTAAAAAGAGTCCTGAAGGTCAACAAGCATGGAAAGAATTGCAAGGTCAAACTATTCAACATATTAAAGACTTAGTTACTAAAAACATGACTAAAGACTCTAATGGTCAAGTTACTATTTCTCCTAAGCGTTTTAATTCAATAGTTAATGAATTAGACCAAGAAGGTAAATTAGATTATATTTTTGGCAAACAAGGCGCTCAAAAAATTCGCAATTTAAATGAAGTTGCTTCTGATGTTTTTGACCCATTAACAGGCGCTGTTAATTACTCAGGTTCAGGAAGTGCAATTATTCAAGGTTTAGAGCGTATTGCCAAATCCACAAGATTGCCAGGTTTAGGAAAAATAGCTGAAGTAGCCAAAAACAGAGAATTAAAGAAAAAAGTAAAAGAATCAGTAAACTATACCCCTGAGAGCATGGCTAAAGCATTAAAAGGAAAACAAAATGAGTAGAAACGGTAGCGGTACATATAGCTTACCTGCTGGTAATCCAGTAGTTACAGGCACAACAATAACTTCAACATGGGCTAATTCAACCCTTACTGATATTGCTAGTGCTTTAACTCAATCTGTTAGCGCAGATGGACAAACTCCAATGACAGGAAGCCTTAATATGGCTTCTAATAAGATTATTTCATTAGGCACTCCTACTGCTACTACTGATGCAGTTACTAAGGCTTATGCTGATGCTTTAATTGGTGCTGGTAGTGCTGGTGTATTTTCTAGTGTTACAGACTCAGGACTTACAAGTGGTCGTGTTACTTATGCTTCTACTAGCGGACTTTTATCCGATTCTGCCAATATGACTTTTGATGGCAGCACAATTACTAGCTCATTTAGTGGCCCACACAACGGCACAGTAGGTGCTACAACTGCAAATACAGGCTCTTTTACTTCATTAGCTTATTCCACAACACTTACAGGCGGTACAGGAATAGTTAATTTAGGTTCAGGACAATTTTATAAAGATGCTAGTGGTAATGTAGGCATTGGTACAAGTAGTCCTGATGCAAAATTATCTATCAAAAATCCTAATGTATCAGGCTCACAAACTGTAATGACAGTTTTAGGTGCTACTTCTGCGGTTGATTTATTTGCTATGACTGCTAATCAAACAACCGATGTAATTGCTTTAGGTACAAATTATGCTGGAAATTTAGCATTTAATACAAATTCTACAGAACGGATGCGTATTAGTTCTGCTGGTGTAGTAAATATAGCAAGCACTTTATATTTTTACCCAACAGGAGGCTCTGCTGGTGTAAATGGGCCAATGATTTATAACACTAGCACAGATAACATGGGAATTGTATCTAGTGGAACACAAGCAATCGTTTTTGGACAAAATAATTCAGAAAAAATGAGGATTGATTCTAATGGTAATTTAGGTATTGGTACAAGTAGTCCTTCAGCTTCTGCAATATTAGACGCACAAAGCACTACAAAAGGTGTTCGTATGCCTAATATGACCACTACACAAAAAAATGCTATTTCAAGCCCTGCTGCTGGTTTGATGGTGTTTGATACAACTCTTGCAAAACTTTGTGTATATAGTGGTTCGGCTTGGCAAACAATTACTTCAGTTTAAGGAAAATAAAATGAACTTTACATGGAAAGTATTACAGATGGATAGGCTTACTTCTGATGGCTTTGTAGTTACAGTACATTACGCAGTAAACGCAGTAGATGGTGATTATTCTGCTTATACTTACGGAACAGTTGGTTACACACAAGGCGAAGGCTCTTATGTACCTTACGCTAATTTAATTGAAACTGAAGTTATTGGTTGGGTGCAAAACTCTTTGGGCAAAGACACAGTAGAAGCTAGTTTGACTGCACAAATTGAAGCACAAAAAAACCCTGTTCAAGAAACAGGATTACCTTGGGTGACAGCATGAACTTTACATTTACATGGATATTAGACAAATTCGGCTTTCAACCTAAAGCTGCTTTTGATTTTCCTGTTGCCAAAAAAGCAACTAAAGTTGTCGCAAAGAAAACTGTTAAAATCCCTAAAGCGACTACTCGCAAACCAAAAAAGTGAGTATCTTAATGGATTTAGACCCTATAAAATTTGGCATAACAATACAAAAAGTAGAAGCTATGGAATACGAAGTAGCTGAATTACGCAAAGATGTTAAGCAATTACTTGAATTGGCAAATAGGTCTAAGGGTTCTTTATTTGCAATTATGAGTATTACGGCAGCAGTATCTACTTTTGTAGGCTTTATAGCTCATTATTTTTCAGGCAAATGAAGATACATCGTAGTAAAACTATGTGGTTTGCGTTTGCTTTAGCTATTTTTGGCGCAATTTCTGACAACCTTTCTGCAATACAGGCATACATTGACCCGAAATTTTATTCTTTTAGCCTTATTATCATTTCTATGGTTGTTGCTATTTTGCGCCTTTTAACGAGTGAGCCTATAAATGATTGATTATGTCAAAATATCACTACTTGGTGGGTTATGCGTTATTTTGTTTGGTAGCGGTTGGTACATGGGCTATTCTAAATATCTTGATTACAAGAAAGCAGTTGAGATTGCCGCCAAAACACAAGAAGCCAAAGTCGAATCAATCCAAAAACAACATGAACTTGTAACGAAAGGAATTTCTGATGAATACGATGCGAAACTTGCTGCTGTGCGTAATTATTACAAATCTACAAGCGTGTGGAACACAAATGGTGGCAGTAAAACAAGCGGACTTTCCACAACCCCCAACGCAGTTGAT